ACTGATAGCGAAAAAGCCGATATTAATAACCGTTTCAAAGGAACTTACACAGGCGAAACAGGGCAAAATACAATGATTACATTCAACGACAGAGACGATAAAGCTCCAGACGTTGTAACCATTGGAGTTGATGAATTAGCAGTTAAATTTGAATTTACTTCTAAACGTGCTTTAAAGAAAATATTTGCAGGTCACGAAATGGCTTCAGAATTATTTAATATTAAATTTGACGATAGTTTTTTAAGTGGTTCGCCTGACTTAATTACTTTACAAAACTTATTTGTTAAAGGTTATGTTGAACCTAGACAAAATGATTTATTGGAATTTTTATCTTATTTATCTTATTTAAAAACAGGAGAATATTTAGAAATGATGTTCGAACCGATTAGTTTAATTGGTGCGGATTTATCTAACGATACTGATTTAAGTGTAGACGAACGTCGTATATTAAAAGGTTATCCTGCATTAACTGCTCCAAAATTAGGAATTGATGGGCAACCATTACCAATACAAGCGGCCACAAATGATACATTAACTAATTTAACAGGTCGTCAATTACAAGGCTTATTAAGAATAGTATCTAAATATGATAATGGTAAAATAAATAAGGAAGCTGCGATATTAACTATGATGCAAGGCTTTAGTTTAACTCGTGAAGACGCTTTGACTTTCTTAGATGAGAACGATGCTGAAGTAACTCCAATTACTAAAATGTCAAGTCAAGTCGATAATGTTTTAATGCAATTAGAAAAGGTAGGAACTATTGAAGACCCATCTACTTATATTGTTTTAAAGCGTGAGAAAGTAAACTTTAAAAGTTCAAATGATGCTTTAAAATACGAACGTCAAATAATGAAGTTTGCCGATGTTTTAATTATTACCATAACAGAATTAGACTCAGCAGTTTTAAATGCTTTAAAAGGTAATCCTAGCATAACAGTTAATGAACTAGCTAAGCAGTTAAACTTTAAACCTTACCAAATTGACGAATCAATTAAACGTTCTTTAGATAAACAATTAATTGAAGTTTCGACAAGTGGATTCAAACCAACACCAAAGGCTTTAGAGAAAAAAACAGAACCGATAAAATCTAAAGAAATTTATACTGTTTATACTTACGATTTGAATGAAGACGTTAGTTATGCTAGTAATCCAAATAAAGTAAGTAAAAACTTATTATCTACTTCTCATGATTTTTGTAAAAAAATGATACCATTATCAAATAGTGGAACTGTTTGGACTTTTGAACAAATAGATAATATGTCTAATGATTTTGGCGAAAATGGATGGGACTATCGTGGTGGATTTACTAATAAAGGCGGTTATATTGATAACACTTGCAACCATTCATGGTATGCAGAAACAAGACAAAGAAAATAAACATGGCAGACGTATTACTTATAACCGAAAGTTATTTAAAAGAAATGAGCGTTATTAATGATAACGTGGATATGAAAATATTGAAACCTACTATTATAATGGTTCAGGATATTTACTTACAAAAAATATTAGGAACTCCATTATATGAAGATATAAAAACTAAAATTACAAGTGATCCAACTTTAGTTACTTACCCAAATGAGAAAGCATTATTAGATACTTATATTTCTAAAGCATTAGTTTGGTATATTAAAATGGAAGCCACAATGGAGTTCAAATTTAGATATATGAATAAAGGAGTAATGACTAAAAGCTCTGAAAATTCACAGCCTGCAGATACTGGGGATTTAAAAATGTTAATGGATAAGTGGCGTCAAAACGCAGAAATGTACGCACAGTTATTAACTGATTATTTGCGTTTTAATGTTGCAACTTTCCCAAAGTATTATGAATATACTAATACCGGAATGATACCAACTATTAAAAATTATACTTCAAATATATTTTTAAATGATTATGGTAATTATGACAATGTAATTAAACGTGGTACTAACGACTCAGATTTTTAATGGTAACTTTAAACCAAGATATTGAAATATTAAAAAACTTTGCTTTAAAACACAAAGGTATAAACACGTTCTACTTTGGCGATGAGTGGGAAGTTGGTGCATCTAATCCAATTGTTTATCCTTTAATGAATGCTATTTTGCAAAGTAGTGTAAGTGCAAAAGGTGTTATTAGCAGAAAGTATTTAATCGTTATTTCGGATTTAGTAAATAAAGATGAAAGTAATGAAAACCAAGTTTTAAGTGATACTGAACAAATATGTTATGACTTACCAATGTATTTGCGTGGAGTTGTAAATAGCGGTCTTTTAAGCACGTTTAAAGTTGTTGAGGATATTTCATTAACTGACTTTACAGAACGTAACGACGACGAAGTAAGCGGTCATTTCTTTGAAATTACTATGAGTTCCCATATTGGTAACTCGAGTTGTTTCTTACCAATTTCAGCGGGTAACATTTTAGATAATAATTACATTTATTTAGGTGGCTCAACAACTTCATGCGGTTCTTTTGTAGTTGAAATAAAAGATTTAGACGGGAATATTTTACAAACATTTAATACTTCAGGAACTTATACAGTTGAGGTTTTAACATTAATTAGAGATACAATAACAAGTAATACAAGTACAATAATAGACCCTTTATAATATGGCAAATGTAAATATAGAATTAGGATATAAGAATATGGCTTGGTTTACTGCTAATCCAACACTTGTATTATTAACAGGACAAATAGTTTATTTAGAACAAACAGGAACTTACAAAATAGGCGACGGTGTTTCAACATTAAGTGCTTTATCTTTTTTGGGTGTTAGTTCAGAAACACAAACTTTACAAAATGTAACCGACTTAGGTAATACAACTACAAACGATATTCAATTTGATACTGGTGTTGGTGTTTTATTAGATAACACTTCACGATTAAGAGAAGGTACTATTGATGCAGGTTATGGTGGTAATAAAGGAATAGCTCAAATATGTGCGGTTGGTTATGAACTAAAATGGGAGTCAGGAAGTTTATATGTAATGGACGGTAACGGTACGCATATAAGACACACTTTATATAATTTTGCTAGCGTTCCAAGTATTACTGAAGACATAACAAAAGGTTTTTTAGTTGGTACTCGTTGGAGTTTAGATAATGGAGACGTATATGTTTGTAGCGATAACAGTATTGGTGCTGCGGTTTGGGTATTACAAAGTAATGGAGTTCCAACATTAGCTCAAGTATTAGCATCGGGAAATACTACTGGAAATATTGGAATTTTAAGTAGTGGTTTTGTATCAAGTTTAAGTGTAGAGGATTCAGACATTATTTTAACAACTGGTACTAGTCAAATATTAGTGGCTAGTAATCAAAATAATATTTATAATGATAATTTAATTTCTTTAGAAGCTCCAAGTGTAACTAAAAATAGTGTTGAAATTGCAACAGTAAATGATATTCCAACTAAAACTTCAGATTTAATTAACGATGGCGACGATGGCAATCCATTTATTTCTTTAAATGATTTACCTTCTAATCTTATTTTATACGCTACAAATGCAGCTAGTGATATTCCTACTTACGTTAAGTTAGTAAGTAGTATAACAGACCCTAGTTATAATACAGTTGCAGTAAATGTAAGCACAGGTTCGATAACAACTACTAATCAATTTATTTCAGCTTTAATAACTTCGCCAAATGTAATAGTTGGTAATCCTGGCGTTTTAAATATATCTACAATTGGAAATATTAGAAGGACTGCTGGATCAGGAAATGCTGAATTTTATTTTGAAGTTTATAAAAGAGTATTAGCCGGAACGGAAACTTTAATTACTACTTCTGGAAGTACTCTTCCCGTATTTAATGGAACTTATGCTGAATTTTCAGCAACTGCATTATGGAATGATGGTATATTTTTAGCAACTGATAGAATTGTTTTAAAGTTTTACGGAACTAGAATAGCTGGGGGTTCTAATCCTACTTATGATTTTCAATTTGGAGGCTCTGTTCCTGTACGTTCTTTAGTTCCAATTCCTTTAACTGTATCGCCAACTCCATTAAGTGAATTAGTAGCTAACAAACAGAACTCTTTAGCAGTTGATGGAACAGCTACTAAATACCCTACTGTTGATGCTGTTAATGTTGGATTGGCTACTAAAGGTTCAACAACTTTAGATAATTTAATATTTAGTGGTTCTTATATGCCTGCTAAATTAGGATATGTTGCACCATCACATAGTGCTGGTATTACTGGTGTTTTACTATCAAAGAAAATGAGTGGAAGAAAAACTTGCATAATTACAAGTTTATCAGTTTGGGCATTAACGGGTGTTGCTGGTGGCAATGTTAGACTAGCTATTTATTCAGATTTAAACGGATTACCAAAAAATTTAATAGTAGAAACAGGAAATATTGCTTGTACTAGTTCAGGATTAAAGGAAGGCGTAATAACTCCAACTACTTTATTAAGTGGAACTACTTATCATATAGTACATCAAGTAAGTTCAGCAACTATTAGTTTAAAATATAATATTAGTGAGGAAACAAATTATTACGACCCCACAAATTTTGTTTATGTATTTACTGTTTCATCAGTATTTGTTTATGCAGCATTTCCAGCAACATTTCCCGCAGTAACTTATCAAAGTGGAGCTGTATTTAATGAAATTATTTATTTAAAAGCACAATAAAATGGCATTCAACGAAATATACTCAAAGAAATTAGATAGTGAAGGTAATCCAATCTTAGTAGATGGGGACTTTGTAATGGAGTTAATATCTAGTATTGAAGTACCTGACTTAGTAGTAGAACCAACTGACATAGTAGTAACTGATTTTAATAATAAAGAATCAGTTAATGAATTAATTTTAAAACTTCAAAATCTTAAATTGTAATGATCGCCCCTAAATCACTATTGAACTTTGAAAACATTGTTAAATTAAGCACTTTAATAGTTGTTGTATTGACTAATTATTACGCAACAAAATCGGATATTAGAAATTTGAATACTGAGAAACGTTTTGAAATTACTCATATTCAATATCAATTAGACGAACTTAAAGATTGTTGTAATGATAAACAACCTAAACAAATAGTAATGAATCGAAATGAAGCAATTTTGCCTAATGGATTAAATTTTGAAGATGTTAAACGATAACCAATATTTTAAAGAGAAACAATTTAAAAACCAAATTGTAATACATCACACTGCGGGAGGTTCTAATGCGGATAATGTTATTCACGGTTGGAACTTTAATGTTGAACGCATTGGAACTGCTTATTTAATTGATGGGTTAGGCGTGGTTAAAAAAGCCTTTGAGCCTGAGTATTGGGCTTATCATTTAGGCTTAAAAAGTGGTAACAATTTAAGTTTAAATAAAGGTAGCATTGGAATTGAAATATGCAACTGGGGACAACTGATTAAGAAAGGCGACAAATATTATAATTACGTTAATAAGGAAGTTCCTGAGAATGAAGTAGTATTTTTAAAGAAATTCAGAGGTTTTGAATACTATCATAAATATAATGATTTACAATTAGCATCTTTAAAGAAATTGTTAAATGAATTGTGTTCTAAGTTTGCTATCAATAAAAAATATAATTCAGATATGTGGGATATTTCGCCAAATGCTTTAAAGGGAGTGAATGGTATTTATACACACGTTTCTTATAGGAGTGATAAAAACGATTGCAGTCCACAAATTAACTTAATAGAAATGTTAAAAACTTTATAATGGCAAAAAAAGAAACAAGCACTACCGCTTTAATTAAGAAAGCAAAAGGTAATGGCAAAGCTAAAAAGCATCCTAATAAAAAGGAATCAGTTAAAAAGTATAAAGGACAAGGACGATGATTAAGGATTTATTAAACAGTTTTAAAAATGATAAAGCTGGCTATTCGGGAAGAAAACTTTCAGCCTTTATAGGCGTTGCTACTGCTATTTATTTAACTATATTTAAAATACCATTAGAACATCAGTTAGACGCTCTAATGGTATGGTTAGCTTTTAGTTTGCTTTGTTTAGGTATTGTTACCGTTCAAAATATAATTGAATTTAAGAATGGTAAAAAGGATTAACGTATTTGCAAATTACGATTAGATTTAATTGAACATCCCGAAATAAACATACCACTTTTTAAAGCATCTTTAATCTTAAATTTATCCGCAGTTTCAGTTAATTTAATAGTTTTAAACTCATTAGGCAAGTCATTAACATCACTAACCTCAACACTTTCAGAGTTTCTAAATGAAATCTTAATTAAAGGCGTTTCAATTTTATTTACATCAAAAGTTAGCATAGCTAGTTCAATAGTATCTTTTAAACGCTGAATTGTTTTTTCTCTCGATTTCTTAGCTTGTTGCAATCGTTTTATTTCATTATCGATTATATCCATTTCGCCATCAAATTGCTTAGTTATGTAGGCATAGTTTTCAGACTTTGAATGAAAGTTATCTTTATTAATTTGCAAAGCTAATTCTATTTCTGGAGTTAACTCGCCACCATTTTCTATTAATTCATTTACTAATAGTTGGTATTCATGTTGAATGTTAAATATGTTCATTATTTCAAAGTTGCTTTTAGTTTATCTTTTAATTCTATTACTTCTGTATTAGCCATTTCTAATTTAGGCAGTGATTCATAAACTTGTTTTAATTCTGAAAGTGTCTTAACAACAATTAGTTTAGCTTTTGCTCCTTCAATATCTATTGTTGGTTGTTCAACTTTTATAGCTGGCTTTTGACTATCAGCATCACTTTCAGTTTCATCAATTAAGAATAAACCATTTAAAGCATACTTACGAGCGTAACTTGATGCCGTTCCAGTTGCCTGTTCAGCACTCATGCCTTTGTGTTCTGCTAATTCTGCATAACCATTAGTCCATTGGTTAAATTCACCAATATAAATAGATGCAGTTGCTTTTAAGAATACCTTATTGCCAATAGCTACTATTTCATCACTAAGCGTTAAGGTAGCATTATATTTTAAAAGAATAGGTTTAACAGCTTCTAATATATCCTCGGCCGAGCGATATTTGTACTTACCAAAAGCGTTTACATTTTCTTTTGGTACTTTTAATTCGTTTTGAATTTTTACTAAATTTTCCATGTTTTATAATATAAGAAATCCCCAACTCGATAGCCCTACCACAGGCGTTTCAAATTGAGGATTAATGGTTAATTTTTTCATAAGTGGTAGTATTTATTTTACAAATATAATATTAATTATTTAAAATGCAACTTTCTTTTCAGCAATTATTATTTTGCCATCAGTCCAAATTACTTTTGCATTACCTAGATAGGTCTTTGGTGCTTTAGCAGTTCGTTCCTCAACACTTTGATTAATTGACACGCTGGCATTATTGCCATAAGTATCAGTTGTGTCATTAATTGATATGGTTAGGTTTAACCAACGTTTACCGTTTTTCTCGATAACTTTACTTTCTTCGATTTTTGTCAAATCTATTGACGCACTTACAATTGAACTCATTTTTTATTTGTTTTTAGGGGTTAGTATTTTATTAGTTACCATTTACCACTGTTAGTGATGCAGTATCTACTTCCAGGATGTGCATTCATCCAGTCGCCTTCACTTAGGGTAAATGTTTTATTGTTATTGCTACATTCGTTTTTAATCACTACTGAGTAATCAACTACATTATCTGATTGAATTATTCCGCAATTACACGGTGATGTTTCTTTTATTTCTTTTTTCTTGCAAGAACTAATTAAAGCTACAATTGCTAGTATTAATGTTATTTTTTTCATAAGTCTTCGTTTAAATGGTTAAGTAAATTCTTTTCAGTATATTTTAAATTTTGTAAACTTATTTCCAAAATTAATATTTGATTTTGGTGATAAGTAAGATTTTCTTCATTTTTAATTATTTCTTTTTTAATTAAAGCTAATATGTGTTCTGTTTTTTCCATTTTAGTTAGTTTTTTAAATCTTTGTAAAGTCTAATTTGTTCTTGAATAATTAATGATTGTTTGCCAGAGTTAAGAGCTTGCATATCTTTTGAAATAATTAAGCCATTTAATCCCTTTAAAAACTTTTCTTTTTGCTCGTTGTCATTCTCAACTACTGAGCCAACAAAACTAAAGCCATTCACTTTCTGCAGTTCCATAAATTCAAGTAATGAATCATAAAGCCTATCGCTAATTAAAGAACCGCTAAATGTATCTGCTATATTCTTAACGTTTAAAAATGCACTTAGTTTTATTCTTTGTCTGTACCCTATCTTAGATAGTATTGGTATAAATACTTTAGATTCTACCATGATTCCTTATCGCTAAATTCCCAGTCCTGCATTTCACTATCAAATAGCTTGTCAACTATTAAGTCTAAAGCGTCGTTTATTTCATTTGTATACTTTTGCAAAGAACTTGTTTTATTAATTATAAAGTAATAGTTATCACTTATAACATTTTCGCAGTCGTGTTCGTCGCATCCAACGTTCCAAAAGAAAGTAACTTTAATGTTATGGTCGCCGTAGTCTTGAATTTCATAGGTTACATTGTAATCCTTATCAATTGGTTCGATGTGTTCAAATTGGTTAATTATACCTACTGTAATTAAGTCCAATTCTTTGTTGGTAAATTTAGTTAGTTTCATGGCTTATTTTTTAAAAGATAAAGTTAAATTGTCAAAAGTTAGTTCCTGGTTAGTTGCATCCATTTGTTTAATGATTAGATCACGTTGTTTAATTTGATAGTCTAATTGTTCATTTACAATTGATAGTCTTATTGCTATTCCTAAGAATATAATAGTTGCTAATGAAGTAATTACAAGTAAGCCAAAATAAAGACTTGCTTTATTGATGTGGTTACTTTCTGTTTTTTCAATTCCGTTGTTTAATAAATCCTCTTTCATTTGTTTTAGTTTTAATTGGTTAGTAATATGATGTAAAGATATATTATTTATTTTGAATAAAAAAATATATTTTCAAAATAAAACGTAACTGTTTGACTATCAAAGTAATAAAATTAAACTAAGCACAAGTTATAACTAATATTCAGGACCCCAGTCGGATAATATTAATATAACTGTGCATTAGAATCATTTTAAAGTACCTATTAAAAAACCACCTAAAAATGTGATTATTCCAACTTGAGCAATCTTTAATCTGCTATTCTTTTTAGCTTTTCTAAGGCTTAATGAATCGTTGTAATGTTGAATATCTTTAACCATTACAATGTCTTTATAATTTACAATCATTTTAGAATAGTCTTTAATTATTGAATCCTGCATTAAAATAGTGCTATCGTTAATTAAATCTATTTTATCATGCCATTTAATAATTGTATCAAAATATGTTTTGCATGTGTCTGGTGCTGTCAAATAAACATTCTTTACTTTATCTTTATACACTACCTTTAAACCTTGTTTAGTTAGCTTTAGCAGTTGCAAAGATACATTTAGGTTAGTTATATCATTCGTTAAATTTGCATTGCTTAAATTAGCTTTAATTAATAAGCTATCATTAATAGGTTTCAATCCTTCAACTGTTTTATTTCCGCAGTCTTTTAATGCTAGAAAAATCATAGCTATTAAAAATAATTCTAAGGTAACTCTGTATTGTATTTTCATGTTTAATGTTTTGTATAGTAAGTGAATGTGTCTTGGTATATAGAATAAATACCAAATGAAATAGATCCAATTATGATAAGTATCATAACACCAAAAACCCATGTTACAACGTGGTCACGATTTGTTCTAGTTATATTGAGAAGTTTATCAAGTAAAAGACCTACAAAGTAAGGTATGCCTATAAATACAACTACTACTATTATTAATGTTATTATTGTTTCTAAGTGTATTATTAAATTTTCCATATTAGTTTTGTTTGTTTAGTTTATTTATTTTTTTATAGTTATAAATTATTTCTTATTAAATAAAGTTATTATCCATGCACTGAATAAAATTAACAAGGCTATCGGCAAGCCTATCATAATCTCTATAATTATCCAAATGTAAAAAATTAGTTTTCTCATAATTCCGTTAATTCGTATGTGCTATTCATAGTTTGAAATTTAATATATTTATCTGTTTGTTCTATTATTTCAGTAATTACAGTAGTCATCCAACCGTTATCTAATAATAAAGACCTACCTATTTTAATGTCATTATGTCTCCAAGCGAACTCCCCTTTATCGTTCCATTCAATATACTCAACTTTAAATTTACCAACTTGAGTTAAGCCATCATTCATTCTTTTTAAGATAAATTTAGGCTTATAATCTTTTACTAAGTTAGCGTTGTATTTATCGTTCATAATCCTTTAGCTATTTTTTTAAGTTTTTCAACGTCGTAAACGCATACAGTTACCGATTTCTTTTTAATCAATTTCTTTGGAGCTCCTGCACCTTTACGTTTGCCACCAGATAATTTAGGTTTTCCGTCTTTTTTTAGTTTCATGTTTGCAAATATAATTATAATATTTTAATATAAAAATTTTTTATTCAAATTATTTTGTTAATTTTGTAAAATAAATACTACTACCTATGAATGTAATATCACTTTTTAATGGAATGAATACAGGTCGCCAAGCCTTAGAAAACGTTGGCATCAAAGTAAATAAATATTATTCAAGCGAAATTAAACCATACGCAATTGAATTAACTCAACATCACTTTCATGACACTATTCAAGTAGGCGACGTTACTAAATGGCGAGAATGGGATATTGATTGGCAAAGTATTGATTTAATATTGAGTGGATCGCCTTGTCAAGATTTATCAGCAGCTGGTAAACGTGCGGGAATAAATGGTAAAAAGTCAAGTTTATTTTTTACATTTGTTGAAATATTAGAATATGTAAAAGCAGTTAATCCTAAAGTATTATTTTTACAAGAGAATGTAGGTAGTGCAAGTAAGTTAGATGTTGGTATTATGAGTAGGGCTTTAGGTGTTTATCCAGTTAGAATAAATAGTAGTTTATTAACGGCTCAATTAAGAGACCGTTATTATTGGAGTAATATTAGAACTAAAGAAACTATGTTTGATTTGGTTACTGATATTCCACAACCTAAAGATAAAGGAATAATGTTTAAAGATATTATTACTGATGGTAGAGTTGAAAGGGTAAAAGCTGTTTGTTTAATGGAAGGTACAATATCTAAACATAATTTTACGGATAATTTAAGTGATAAAGCACAAAACTATTTAAGGTCAAGAGGTGAAAAAAAAAATTTTATTTCATTAGTTTATGTAGATACTGATAAGCACAGTTGTTTAAATACAGGAAGTGGAAAAGGTGGAACTCAAAAAAGTTTAATTAAAAGAGATAGCACTACAAATATGGTTACTTTAATTTATGAAGTAAATGATGAACTAAGATGCAAAACAAATACTATAAAAGGTTATGATGTCGTTACTGAAAATGATTGTTTAGATTTATCTTTTCCAACTTCAATAACAAGACGTGCAAGAGTAACAAAAGGTAAAAGTCCTTGTTTAATGGAATCAAATAATAATCTTTACAGTTATAAAGATGGAATGGTTAGAACTGTTAATCAAATTGAAATGGAACGTTTACAAGGCTTTCCTGATGGGTATACTTCAATACTATCTAAGGCTAAAGCTGGTAGTCTTTTAGGTGATGGATGGACGTTACCAATAATTGAACACATATTTAAATTTATAAATAAATAATAAAATGGAATTAGAAACAATAAATAATTTAATTAAGGCAGAATATCAAACTATGTGCGAACTTGCCATTGCTAAAAATATTTCTTACAACGGATCAATCTTTAATTCAGATTGGATTATTAATGTAGATGGCATTGATAAAAGTAAGCAAGTTGAAATTGGTATTATAGCTCGCTGTAACGATAAAATTTCAAGAATTCAAAAGGTAGGCTTAACAGGTTTTAATGAAGACAATCTAACCGATTTGATAGGTTATTTAATGCTTTTAAAAATACATAAAAATGAAAACAGTAAATAGTTTATCAGGGGGTAAAACAAGTTCGTATTTAGCATCTCATTATCCGGCCGACTATAATATATTTTCTTTAATAAGAATAGAAGACGAAAAGTGCAAGTCTAAAGATGATTCTATTATTAAATTTGTATCTGATAAAATAGGCCAAGAATTTATTGCCACTGCTGAATCTGATTTAACTTTAAAGGCAGTTATGGATTTAGAACAACTAATCGGTAAAGAGATAATTTGGGTTACTGGAAGAACATTTGAAGACGTTAATAGAAAGGCAACAGGAGGAAAAGGATTGCCTAATCAACAATGGAGGTTTTGTACAACTGAAATGAAAATGAGGCCTATATTTGATTGGTGGTTTAAAAACATTGGAGAAAAATGCTTAATGGGAATTGGCTTTAGGTATGACGAAAAAGAAAGAGCTGAAAGATTAAGTACTAAATTTAAAGGAATAGTTGGTAAAAGGGGAACTAAAAATAAGTGGGAAGAAATAGAATGGAGAGAAGGATATTTTCCGTTAATAGAAGATAAGGTTAATCACTTTAAAGTTAAACAATGGGCGGATTCAACTAATTTGATTTTTCCTTTAGACTCTAACTGTGTTGGATGTTTCCATAAACCAATGCAACAATTAAGAAAGAATTGGGATTTGGAAGCTGATAAAATGCAATGGTTTTCCGACCAAGAAGGAATAAAAAAAAGATGGAAAAAAGAAGGGTTTTATAGTGATTTTAAAAACTTAGGCATACAACAAGATTTTAATTTCGGAACAGGTAGTGGATGCCAAGCAGGATTTTGTACTGATTAATAATTTAAAACAAAAATATGAAAAATAAAAAAACAGAAGCCGATACTGATGCCGCAGCGGAGATATTAGATGAGTTAGTTTCTTTATTAGACCAAAGAGTGTCTGATTTATACGAAGTAAAAGGAACGTCTGAATCAAGGCACGCTTACATATTTTACAGGTCAAAGGTGTGGGACGCTATTGAGGAATTGGAAAAAAATAAACTTAAATCTTAAATAAAATGTCAGATATAACGAAATGCGAGGGTACTAATTGCCCACTAAAAGAAAACTGTTTTAGATTTACAGCACAGGGAAACCCTATTTATCAATCTTACTTTGTAGAAGTTCCATTTAAAGATAATGAATGCGAAATGTTTTGGGGTAAAAAATCAGAAAGTATATTTAACCAATTAAAAGATATAACAAATGGAAAAACATGAAGTAAAAGCAGTTACAATGGTTACTGAGATTAACCGAATGCTATGCAGAAATTGCACCACTGATAAAGTAGGAATTGAAATAGCTATTTGGCAATGTAAAGAATATCGTAATACTTTATATCGCCACAATTTAATTCATGGTAGGAGTTCCAATAACTTTGAAGAATTAGAACAGGTTATTTTTTGGGATAAAGTTAAAGAATATTTAAAAACTTTATTATGAACTTAACAGAAGCAATAGAAATATTAATGATTCACAGAAAATGGAGGTTAGGTGCTGAAATTGTAATGATTGAACCTAAAGAATTAACCGAAGCTATTGACGTTGTATTAGCTGAATTACTCAGCAAATAAAGGGATGTAATTCTCTAAATAATTCTTTTCAAAAGTATCAAATTTACTAGATGCAAATAAATAACTACCATCCGATAATATAACCTTAGTGCATTCTCTAGGGTTATTATTAATATCAAATAAAATGTAAGCTCTAAATGATACAATAGTTACTTCACTTGTTTCTATTGCACAGTTAAAAAATAGCCATTCGCCAAATGGTTTACAAAGCATAAAACCGTTTTCGTCAAACTCCTGACTCTCGTGTTTATCGATTATTCTAAATTTAAACAGTGCCATTACTTTAATTTGAATTTATTAGTTGAATATGCAAACCATTTATTACATTCATTACATTTAGCTCTTTGTGTTTTATTGCCTAAAGAACTTACTCTAAAACCTCTTAATTGAATGCTATCAGAACCACATTCAGGACAATCACATTTAACACCAGTAGCGTGTGTTTTAGACTTCATATATTTATTTAACTTATCAAACCATTGTTCTAATAAATTAACGTCCTGTTTGCAATATTTAACCATTCTCATTAATGCGGCTTGGTTATTTTCTCTCCATACCTTATGCCACAAATTAGGTTCATTCTCTAACTTTTGACCTAGATTGAAATATTTACCGATTGAGTCTAAACGATTAGAAGGTAAATTTAACAACTGCCTTGCTTGTTTTAATGTATCAATTGATTTAAAGTCTGGCATCATATCAATATCATGAATCATAGCTCGAGTTCTTAACCATTTAGTATCAAACCTATCTGAATTATGACCAACTATCTCATCAGCTTTATGCATGATTTCAATGAATTTAATCATCATTTCTTTATCGCATTGGTTTTTATCCCATTTCAAATAATAAATTTTAGGCGAGTAATTCCATTTATAACAAATGCAGATTATTTTAGCATCCTCTATAACATTACCGTAATTAAGGTTAGTTTGGTAACCTGGACGCCAGAACCATCCTAAACATGGACTTGTTTCAATATCAAAAAATAATCGATTAATAGCCATAATTTATAAGTTTTCAACAAATATAACTATTTTAATTACATTTGCAATATGAATAAAATTAATATAAAACCATTATCAGTAAATAAGTGCTGGCAAGGTCGCAGATTTAAAACTAAAGATTACTTAAATTATGAAACTATCATGTTAAATTTATTACCTAATTTATACATAATAGAACCACCTTATCGAGTTAATATAATAGTAGGTTTTAGCAATAAAGCAAGTGATATAGATAATATTTTAAAGCCTTTTTTAGATATTTTACAAAAGAAATATAATATTAATGATAAAAATATTGAAATTTTACATATTGAAAAACAATTAGTTACAAAAAATAACGACTTTATTTCATTTGAAATAGTAAATATTTGAAAATAAATTTTTTTATTCAAAAGTAATTAAGTAATATTGTAGAATATTAACCAATTAAATACTACCAAATGAAAACAATTTATGAAGCTCTTAGTGAGTTTAAAAAAACAAATCCAATTCTTAAGCCAAGATTGTGCTTAAATGAATCAACAGGTTACTACCTTGTTACATTAGCTTTTAGCAAAGCGTATTGTGAATCAAAAAATCTAAAAGTTATATTATGAGCGAATTAGAACAACAAACACAAAGAGCATTAATTGTTTTCTGCTCACTTGCAATGGTACAAAATGAAATGTATACTTATTTCTTAGGACGTTTTAAACACTTAGAAAAGCAAAAATTTAATGATTTGATTCGAGCTTCAGATATGTTTGTTAAAACCATTAACAATAATTTAGATGAAGTAAGTTTAAAGGCAGTAATGCAAATGGATGAAAACATGCACAATTTTATTTATACATTAATTAAAAATGAGGATTTTATAGAACTTAAAAAATAAAAATTATGGAAAATTTAAAAGTAGATTTATTTGGAGAACCAATTATTGAAAATGTATTATTACGAAAAAAGTTTTTAGAGCCTCCATTTAGTGTTTTAGACACTAAGGGTGGTGATTGGCAAAATAGAAAAAGAGAATGGAAAACACTTGGAATTAAAAGTGAATTAGGTAGGGATGCCGAATGTCTGCCATCTTTTTTTGGAGGAGATTTAGATATTAATGGTCTTGATAAATATGGCAGAAAACCAATGACAGGAACTTCTGTTTTTGACCCTGCTTTATGTGAATTAATGTATCATTGGTATTGTCCAGAAAATGGAAATATATTAGACCCTTTTGCTGGTGGTTCCGTTCGTGGAATAATAGCTAATTATTTAGGTTATAATTATACAGGCATTGATATTAGAGAGGAACAAATTGAAAGTAATTACCAACAAGGTAGAGAAATTTTAGGTGAAAGATGCCCTAAATGGATTTGTAATGATTCAAATATAGAATTAGATTTATTTGATTGTAGTTTTGATATGGTTTTTAGTTGTCCACCATATGCAGATTTAGAAGTTTATAGTGATTTAGATGGAGATATTAGCAATAAAAATTATTCTGAATTTTTAAAACTTTATGAAAGTATAATTTATAAAAGTTGTAAATTATTAAAAAGTGGTGGTTATGCTATATTTGTAGTTGGTGATGTTAGAGATAAAAAAACAGGTTTTTATAAAGATTTTATTAGTGATACAAAAAAAGCATTTATTAATAGTGGTGTTGGTTTATATAATGAAGCAATATTATTACAGCCATTAGGGACAGCAATGTTAAGAGCTGGTAAAATTTTTACAAGTGGTGGAAAATTAACAAAAGTCCATGAAAACGTATTAATATTTAAAAAACCTTAAAATAAATTAGGATATTAAAAAACAATTTACTATCTTTGTTAAAGCATAGGGCATTATGCAAATATAAAAAATTAACATTAAACCTATTGGTTAGTAGTCATGCCCGACGAACACCGATAGGTTTTTTTATTTAAAAAAATTATGAAAATTTATTTACAAGATTTAGAAATTGAAAAAAAAGAAACAGGAATTGAAATATATTCTGAATCAGATTTAATTATTTTAACTTCTGTTTATGATGGAGAAGTTCAAATGGTTTGTGAAATTAGTTTAAGCGAGTTACAACAAGCAATTAAATTACTTAAATAATGGCAAGGCAACAACAAAATACAGTCGATTATTTTCCATTTCTTTGTAAGGAAGGAGAAGCTATGTTCTACATTGAAAATAAATATGGTAATGATGGTTATGCTACTTGGATTAAAATTTTAAGACAATTAGCAGTTACTAATTATCATTATTTAAATTTATCTGAGTATAAAACTATAATGTTTTTAAGTTCAAAATGTAAAGTAGATGAAAAATTATTACTTGAAATAATAACAGATTTATGTAATATTGGAGAATTTAATAAACAACTTTGGGAACAAAATAAAATTATTTATAGTGAAAAGTTTATTGAAAATATTAAAGATGCTTACTCAAGAAGAAAAAACGAATGTATCAATCTGCATACATTATGTATACATTTAAACACTTTAGGCGTTCAATCTGCATACATATTGAATCAAAATGTATACACAAAGCCACAAAGTGTAGACATAAATACGCATAGTATAGTAGAGTATAGTATAGTAAAGGATATTAAAGTAAAAGATAATAAAGAAAATGATATAAATATATCTTTTGATGTTTTTTGGAATCTTTACAATAAAAAAATTAATTCTAAGGATTGTGAAAGTAAATGGAATAAATTAAAAGATATTGATAGGCAGAAAATAATTGATACATTGCCAAACTTTTTAAATTCAATAACAGATAAACAATACCAACCGCATCCAATTACATATCTTAATCAAAAACGTTGGAACGATGAACAAAGCAATACAATTAAAAAAGAATATGAACTTTATTCTCAAAATGGAACTATTAAAATGAATTTAACAGAAATTGAATTAATTGAAAAAAAGAAAACAGGATTTTACAAAGAAAAACACGAAATATAATGGCAGATTTAAAAGTAATTAACTTAGCAGATAAAAAAGAATATATCATCGACGTACATAAAAATGGAGAAAATCAAATGGTTTGCCCTGAATGTTCAGCAACTCGTAAAAAGAAAACAGATAAATGCTTTTCTTTTAACCTTAACAAAGGAGCTGGACGTTGTAACCATTGTGGAATTGTTTTAGTAGAAAATAAACCATTCGAACCAAAACGCATACAAATTGAATTTAAGCGTCCTAAAATAGTTGAATCAAGTAAATATACTGATAACTGTTTAAAGTTCTTTAAAAGTCGTTTAATTAGCGAAAAAACGTTATTAGAGTTAAAAGTTACAGAAGCAATTGAATGGATGCCAAATGCAAGGGCAGAAATACCAACAATTCAATTTAACTATTTTCGTAATGGAGAATTAATAAATATCAAATCTCGTGGCAAAAATAAAGACTTTAAACTTTTTAAAGACGCTGAATTAATTTTTTACAACCTAGACGCCACTATCGATAATGAAACAATTATTATTTGTGAGGGCGAAATGGATGCCTTAGCAATTTATGAATGTGGTTTCAAAAATGTTATATCAGTTCCTAACGGTGCAGGATTAGGTAAAATAAACTTTGAATACTTAGATAATTGTATTGATTCTTTTTCAGATAACACAAAGTTTTTATTAGCACTCGATAATGACAAAGCGGGTTTAAACTTACAAAATGAATTAGCAAGGCGTTTAGGCTTTGAAAATTGTAGTAAAATAACTTTTAAAGATTGTAAAGATGCAAACGATTGTTTAATTAAATACGGAATGAAAGCAGTTATTGATTTAATTAACGATGCTAAAGAGTTTCCAATTGTAGGTGTATTTAACGCCTTAGATATTGAACGTGACATTTACGAATATTATAACAACGGTTTGCCATCAGGATGTGGAATTGGAGTTGGTGAAATAGATATGCATATTAAGTTCCAAGAGGGTTATTTAACAACTATTACTGGTATTCCAGGACATGGTAAAAGTGAGTTCTTAGATTTTCTTTTATGTAGGTTAAACATTTCGCATGATTGGAAAACAGCTTTATATTCTCCTGAAAACCATCCTTTAGAATTACATTTTAGTAAGTTTGCTGAAAAAATTAGTGGAAAACCATTTGAAGGAACTAACCGATTAAGTCCTATTGATTTAAAAAATTTAATTGAATATCATGCTAAAAATTTCTTTTTTATTAATCCCGAAAATGATTTTACTTTAGACAATATCCTAGCCGCGGTTAGGCAATTAGTTCGTAAAAAAGGTATTAAAGCATTCGTTATTGATGCGTGGAATAAAATAGACCATAAATATACAACTAATGAAACTAAATACATTTCAGAACAATTAGATATTATAACTAGATTTTGTGAAATAAATAAAGTACATTGTTTTTTAGTTGCTCATCCTACTAAGATACAAAAGGATAAGGCTACTGGTAAATATGAAATACCTAACCTTTATTCAATTAGTGGTTCAGCTAACTTTTACAATAAAACAGCTAACGGTATAACAGTTTACAGAGATTATGAAACAGGTATAACTGAAATATACGTTCAAAAGGTTAAGTTCAAACATTGGGGACAAACAGGTTGTATTAAAATGGCATGGGACAAAACAAATGGTAGGTACTATAAAGGAACTCCAAGCTATGAAAGTTGGATTAATAATATTGAAGCTACAAAACAAATTGATAATACCAACTTTTTAAATGAAACAAGCGACTTAATTAATAATAATATAGAAAATCCATTCTAATGAATACAATAAACAATTTACCAATTTGCCAACTAATAATAATAAATGATTTAATATTTGTTATTTATTGTAATTAATTGTTATATTTACAAACAATTATGAATAAATCTAAATTGTTAGTAATAGGTGCAAACCATCCAATGTTAAAAAACTTAGCATTTAAGCTATGCAATGGTCGAGATATACATAATGATTTATTCCAGGAGTTCTTACTTTACTTATGCGAAAAGGACGAAGCATTCCTATTAAAGAAATATGAAGAGATACAATTCATAGCTTATTGCTCAAATATAATCAAAGGTCTTAACTCACACAGATATAGAGATTCTAAGTGTATTAACTCTAAAAATACTTTAATAGAGAAATGTAACTCTTTTGAAGTATTAGATTTTGAAATGTCAGAAAATAATTATAACTTTGATATTGATGATAAATTTGAAAGGACTGTTAAATTCATAAAAGAATATCCCGACAAATTTAAGTCGGAAATATTATTTAAGTCAATGGTTAGCAGCACTCGAGAAATAGCATCAGAACTTGGATTAAACCAAAGACAGTTAATTTATCAGAACGTTAAATTTAAAGCAGAAATTAAAAGGAAAGTAAAATGAATTATCATTGGGAAGGTTTAGATAATCGTAAATTTATAGAATCATTATCTATTTTTGATTATTATAATATTTATTTTCATTGGTGGTATATTCGATTAGCATTAAATAAATTTAATAAAGCAAGTTTTAATTTATGTGAATTTAAAGATTTTACGATTGAACAAGCATGTAATCATTATTGGAAATTTAAAAAAGAAATAAATATAAAATGAATACAATACTATTAAAACACTATGACTTCATTTGGGCAGTATCTAAGGACTTAATACGTCCTGATAGTTCAAATATTAAAGTTAAAGAAATATTAAAAGCATATCACGAAATTGACACAACAGTTGATGTATTAGTTGAATGCTCAACTTGTGTCAACATTTACAAAGATGCGTTTAAATTGATTTTAGCTTATATTGATGCACCAATTGTTGAGGTTAAAAAATCTAAGAAATAATGGAACTAACATTTTGTGAATGGATTAAATTCCTTAAAATATATAAGTTTAATACTCCCGAATTCATTGAATTAAGAAAGCTATATTATTTAGCTTATTTAGGGTAAAGGAAATTTATTTACAAAAATTTAATATAGAAATAAATAATGGCAAAGTCAATAGAATTTATAGAAAATTTACCCGAATATGCTAATCAGTATATCGATATCTGTTTAACACACACTAAAGAGGTTGCAACGGGTTCTGGTAAGATAGTAGAACAAAAGGAAAGGCATATACCTACAATAGCCTTTTTCCTTAATATTTGGATGCCTAGAAACGTTGGGGACAGTATTGCTAGGAAAACATATTACGAGTGGTTAAAAGGCAATTGTGAGCTAAAAAGTAACACTATAAAAAAGATAGATGACTTATTCCTTGCATTAGCAGGCGATATCGTAGCAAATGAAGGTAAAGGTATATTCTATGCTAAGAATAAATTAGGATGGACTGATAAATTACAAACTGAAAATAGGGATGTATCTATTCTTAATATAGATCCTATTGATAACCCAATGGATTAATGCCACTAAAACAAACAACCGCTTTAAAAAAGATATGTACTTTAAGAAAAAAGTATGTAGCAGTTCGAGGTGGACAAGGCTCATCTAAAACATTTAGCATATTAACTTTATTGATTAATCATGCAAGTGGAAAACCAAATAGGAATATTTACGTTGTTTCTGCGGAACTTACAAAGATGCGTGAAACAGTTATAAAGGACTTTGTTTTTATTATGACTGAAGCTGGTATATTTAATGCGGATTACTTTCTAGCAGGTACGCTTTATAAATATCCTAATGGCTCAACTATTAAGTTCTTAGGATTAGATAAGGAAGACGTCGGTAAAGGTTTGCGTTCTCATGTTGTTTACTTTAATGAGGTTAATAAAGTTAACCAGGAAACGTTTAGGCAAATGGCTTCACGTTCCGATAAGATTTATTTAGATTATAATCCCGATGCTGAATTTTATATTGATACCGATATTATACCTAGACAAGACTGCGACTTTGTTCAACTTACATTTAAAGATAATGAATGTTTAAAGGAAGGCGAAAGAGAAGAGATATTGAATTACTACAATAAAGGTTATAATTCAGATGGAACTATTAAAGATGCCTACTGGTCAAACTTATGGCAGGTTTATGGATTAGGTAACATTGGTAACTTACAAGGTATTATATTTGATACCTGGAAGGAAATTAACGCTATTCCGATTAATGCTGAATTTATATCTTATGGTATGGACTTTGGGTTTACTTCAGACCCAACTACATTAACCGCAGTTTATAAGTTAGATAAAGATTTATATTTGAATGAATTGATTTATAGTACTGGATTAACCAATTCGGATATAATAGCTAAGTTAAAAGAATTAGGTGTTACATCTCAACAAATGATAGTTGCCGATTCAGCCGAGCCAAAATCTATTGAAGACTTAAGACGTGCAGGATTTAGAATTGAGGGTGCTAAGAAAGGACCAGACAGTATTAGAAGTTCAATTGATACTTTACAACAATATGGGTTGTTTATTACTTCAAATTCACTTAATGCTAAAAAGGAAGCTAGGGCATATCGTTGGGCTACTGATAGTAATGGTAAGAATATAAATGTACCCGAAGACAAGCATAATCACTTTTGGGATTCGGTTAGATATGTTGCCCTTAATCGATTAAAAAAATCGGTATTTCGTTATTCATAAATTGTAAAACGTTTTAAAAAAGGTATATTAATATAATGATTATACCTAATTCATACAACAGTTTAACAATTGAACAGTTCCAAAAATTAACAGTTTTGGTAACTAAAGACCAGTCAATAGAGAGAGATATATTAATACTTTCTTTACTTACAGGCAAAAGTTCATTTGATATTGAAAAGTTAAGCCCTACTGTATTTTATAAGTACTTTGCTATGGCTTCATTCATTAACGAACCTATTAAGTCAATCGGTTTAAAGAAATCAACTTGGTTAGGTTTAAAGAAATTCAAAGCCATTACTGAGATACACGACTTTACAACTGCTCAGCATAAAGACTTTACTGAAATAATGAAAGCAAACGATAATAATTATATTGCTTGCTTACCAAATATACTCGCTATTTGCCACAAAGAATTGACGCTAACGGGTTTTAAATACGATAGTGATAATCATTATAAGAATGCTAAGATATTCAGCAAAGCAAAGGTTAAGGATGTATTAGGGGCTGTTTTTTTTTATTCAAAATGTTTGAAAAGTTACAGCACGATTATAGAAAACTGTTTGGAATTACATATGAAAACGATAACAGCGATGTTAGAGGAGATAGAAAACGACAAGCCATTTCAGGATTTTTTGAACACTGGGGATGGGAATACTCAGTTAGCTTAACGGTAATTGATAGTGGATTAAGTGAAGACGAAATTTATAAATGGAATGTTTTAAGGTTTCACAATAAGTTAAGTTATTTAAAGGATAAAGGTAAATTTGAAATAAGTTTAAATGGCAATAAGTAATGACATAGAACGATTATTAACAGTCTTTAGTGATAAGTTAATTAATGATACTAGAACCTCATTACAGACTAAGGCTAATCAAAAGGCTGCTAGTCAAAAAAATCCGTCTAAACAAAACGTTCAAAGTAGGTTATCGGCTAGTATTGAAGCTCCTATAACTTATGAAGATGGAAGTATTATTTTAAGACTTCAAATGAATAAGTACGGTGGGGCGGTTAATGATGGTAGGAAACCAACAACAACAAGTGGAAGTGGGGATGTTAGACAAAATTTAATACGTTGGATTAAAACAAGGGGTTTAAAAGTTGAGATATCAAAACGAAGGGTTGAAAAGCATAAAGCATTAAAAGATAAGACTGAAAAGAAATCATTTAAAGCTATGTCTTATGAAAAGAAAGTTGAACAAATGGCTTATGCAATTGCTAACAAAATTCATAAAGTTGGATATGAAGGTAACCATTTTTATGACGAAGTAATTAATGATGGGCGTATGGACGTATTAATAAATGATTTAAAAGAATTAATAAAAACAGATTTTAATTTTGAAATAACAAAACCATAAATGGCATTAACAGTAACACAAACTCCACAATTATTTACCCCTGCTTATAACAGGCAAATATTCTCTGCGATTAGTAGCCAAATTGCTGTAACTGATTTTAAATACATTGTTACGGTGCAAGTAAATGGAGGTGCTATATTAACTGAAAATATATTACAACGTCCAGACGGGCGTGTTGTATTTGATGCAATGGAAAAGGTTAAAAACTATTTAGCACATAAATTAGTTCCTACTTCATTAACATTTGCTGAAGCTACTAATAATGCGGTTAGTGTAACTGTTGTTATCAAAGAATATTATAGCGGTGCTATTCAAGCAACAAGTTCTTATTCTTATACAGCGTGGAATGCTTGCTTAACTGATGACGAATTTAGAACTTTTAATTATGTGAACTACGTTTCAAATAGTGGAGTTATAAAATTACTTTCTAATAATCCAAATGAGTATTTAAGTCCAGATAGTCAAGTTTCTTTGAACTCTGATTTATGGTTGTATTTCTTTAAAGATAATGCGAATACTATTGATGCTAGCTTGTTTGATAGTGTAGGCACACTTATTGGAACGGTTAGTAAAAACTTACCCGCATCTTCTAACTTAATTGTGTATGGTAATATCGGTGCTAATTTCTTTGATGGTTCGGCTTATACTCCAGTAGTTGGCGATTCAGTTGAATTTGATATTATAACAGGAGGTAGCTCTGTATTCTTTGGTGCTTATACATTTGTTGCACCTTGCACTAATTACACTGAATATAATGTTTATTATTTAAAGCGTAATGGTTCTATTGGGTTTAAACGTTTTGAATTACTTAGCTCTGAAAGTGAAACTAAGAAAGTAAATAAAGTTAGAATGAATACCAACGTATTAACTGCAGGCGTTTATGGTTCTAATGTTTGGGACAGAGAAAACAACATAGCATCAACTATAATCACAAATACAATTACTTTAAATTCAAATTGGATTAGTGAAACTCAAAGCAATTCATTAGTTGAATTGTTTAACAGTCCTTTAGTTTGGATACAAAAAGAGGGCGGCGAATATACAGCTGTTTCAATTACTGATACTTCATATGCGTTTAAAAAACATATTAACGAAAGTTTATTTAATTATACTATTCAATGCGAATATGACATTCAAGAAACTAGACAAAGAGCGATATAATGGTAAGAACTAGATTAGAGATTACAGACTTAAGCGTTCCATTTGCAGAACAAATACCCGTTAGTATTAATTACAATATAGCGGATATTAGAGAGCCAGATAAGTTTAAAAGTTCATTTAGTAAGACTATTAACTTAATCGGAACTAATGCAATTAATTTAATATTTGAAAATATATTTGAAGTAAATGTTGCAACTCAATATTTCAATAAGAATAAGAAAACGAAGGTTAAATACTTTGTAGATGATATTCAAAACTTTGAAGGGGATTTACAATTAATGCAAATTAAGATTAATACTGATAATTCAATAATTTATGAATGTAGTATTAAAGGCGAGGGCGGTTCTTTGTTTACTGATATTGGCGATAATTATATTACGGGTAATGCGGATGTAACAAAGGATTTAGATTTCTCGAGTTATAACCATACTTATGATAGGCCTAATCAAATTACTAAGCGTGCTAATGCTGGCTTAGGTTATGACTGTATTTATGGCCATATTGAAAATGGAAGTAATGGAGGGAGTGAAGTTGTTTTTGAAACTAGGAACTTTATACCAATGTTTCATGTTAGGGAATACGTTAAAAAGATTATTGAATTAACAGGCAGAACTTATACTTCAACCATTTTAGATAGTTCTGAATTTCGTAAACACGTTATTTACCCAAACGTTTTGAATATTGGATTAAGCCAAACACAAATTGATAACAAACAATTCTATTGTGGTTTAACTACTGATTATACTTTGACTAATGGGGCTACTTATGTAGTTGCTTTACCAAATGAAACTGCACCATTTTTTGATGTAGGAAATCAAGGCGTTTCAGGAAATACTTATTTTACTTTGAATTCAAATGGTAATTACAATATAGTTGCAAGTGATAAAACAAGTATTTTAATTACTCACACAGATCCAACAGTTATTTCATGCCAAATAATAGTTCAGCAAGTTTCATCTATTCGTAAAAGTGGGGATGGGGGTGCTACATGGTTTACACTTTCAACACTATCAACTAATATAATTGATACACCAGATATGCCATTAATTGGCACAACTTATTTTAAAACAAATGAAATTGCAACAACTAGTCAATTCTTTTCTGCGGGAGATTCATTTGAACATAGAGTTTATTATGTTTATACGGTTTATAATTATTATACAGCTTTGGGGATTTATTCAGGTGTAGGAACAGGAACAATTGTTTCTAAATTATTAAGTGGTGCTTTAGGTACTTCATTTTACGCTTTGCTAACTGATAAAACACTTGCGGATGGGGACTTATTAAATTGTAACCTATGCTTACCAAATAAGATTAAACAAAAGGATTTTTTAAAAAGTATTATTTCAGCTTTTAAACTTCAAATTGATATTGATAAAAACGACAGTAATAATTTAATAATTGAAACGTTTGATGTATTTCATAATGGACCAATATTAAACTATGAAAATAAAACAGATTTAGACAAAGAGCAAACTAATAACATTAATACTTTAGATGCTAAAACTTATAACTTTGCTTATAAGAGTGATGCGGATTTTTACAATACATTATATCAAAATAAATATAATGAAACATTCGGAACTGAAAACATAGTAACTGAAAATGATTTTAGCCAGGAAGTTAAAAAAACCGAATTAATATTCTCAGGAACTCCAAACGTTGCAAACTACGCTTTAGGTATTGCAGTGCCTAAGATATACAAAAAAGAGGGTAGCGTTATTAGTTCAATCGTGCCTAACATACGTTTACTAACGTGTGGCGGTATTAAGACTGCAAAGAATAACTATACTTACAATGGCTTAGGATTAACGCCTTTGGTAACTAATCAATATTTATATTGTGGCCACACAGACGACGCTTTTGACCCAAATTACGACCTAAACTTTGGTGTATTAAAAGAATGTTTTTATACTTACATTAATACTTATTTCACAACTAATAATCTTTACAATAAATATTCTAAAAATTATATTTTAAACATTTCAGACAGGGATGCTAAATTTATTAGTAAGTATCTTTGGGTAACTGCTAAAGATTTAAACGAGTTTAGTTTTAGAAATAGATTGTTTATTGACGGTGCATATTACTCAGTTAATAAGATTGAGAATTACACGCCTTTAGATGAAACGTCTACTAAATACGAGTTAATAAAATTAATACATACAAAAGCCTATGTACCAACTAGGGGCTTGTTTAGTGATAATCCTTTAGTTCCAAGTGGTGGCGAAGTTAGCACTTCATTACCTGAAGGTGCAACTGTAGAATCATTAGGAGTTGGTTCTTCATTGAGAAGTACAAATACAGTAGGAATAGGCGACGGTGTGTTAAGTCCTGCGAGTGCTAGAAATATATTAGTTGTTGGAGACAATACAATAGTTCCCGAAGATGCTGAGAACTTTGTTCAATTCAATGATATTTATTATCCAAATATATTAGGAGACAATTCAGATATTAGTTTAGTAACGGGTGTAGCAAGTTACAATGTTACTAAATTAGATAGCACTATTTTAATTGATGGGTTAGGTAGTGGTACTTCGGTTAGTGTTACATTTCCAACTGATGAATATGTTTTTGAAACTGCTAGTTTTTATGCTAATCAAAATTTAAGAACTCGGAATTTTAGTAAGAAATTAACGTTTAAAAAGATTGATGCAAATGTAAATAACATTATAATAACGCCAACTGTTGGAACGATTGATGGTTCTGCTAGTTATACATTAAGCAACCAATACGATGTTATTACAATTCAATTTGACGGTACTAACTGGTTTATAATTTAAGAAAATGGATATAGAAAATTTAATAAAAGAAAGTGAAAACATTTTGCACGAACCTACTTTAATGGATGGTTTAATTTGTATTCATATGATTTTAGATGTAGCATTAACAGGGAATGAAGACCTTATAAAAGAATTAGAAAATGGCAGAAGATAAGAATATTGCAATTAAAGTAGAAATTGAAGGAGTTGAAAAATCAATAACAACGGTTAAGGATTTAAAAGACTCTATAAAGAAATTACAGGAACAAGCTGAAAACTCAGACTTTGGTAGTGAAAGTTATAAAAATGCGGTTGAGGAATTAGATAGGTTAAACGCGTCTTTAAAATCAGTTACCCAAACAGAAGAGCAATATGCGAAATCTTTACAGGATATTGTTAAAGCTGAAAAGGAAGCTATTGTTGAAAGTCAAGACTTAAGAAAGCAATTTGAAAAGTTAGAAAATGAACTGTTTTTAATGGCAGGTCAAGGAAAACAAAATACTAAAGAATTTAGAGCCTTAACAGTTGAGGCTGCTAATTTAAATAAAAAGATTGATGCGGTTAATGGTTCTTTAGGCGAAAACTCAGCAGGTAGAGCTTCAGCAGGATTTGCACAATTAAAAGACGGTTTAGTTAATTTAGATTTTAATTCAGTTAAGGCTGGATTAACTGCTATGAAAACAGCATTAGCCTCAACGGGTATAATGTTAATCGTTATGGCTGTTAGTTATCTAATTACAAACTTTGAAGAGTTAAGTAAAGGCACAGGATTATTAGGACTTGTATTAAGGTCTGTCGGTGCATACATTCAGGTTTTTATCGATGCCTTAACATGGTTTACTGATAAAATTGGATTAACTACTTCGGAGTTAGATGCAATGCGTGAATCAATGGTTGCAAATGCTGAAAAGGCAAAGGAAGCATTAGGCGAACAAGTAAAAGAATACGATAGGTTAATTGCAGTTGCTAAATCAAACGGAGAAAGTACAGTTCAAATTGAATTAGATAAACAAAGAGCTATTCAAGCTACTAATGAAATGATACTTCGCCAAATGTTGGCACAAATTAAAAGCGGTGTTGAATTAGATGAAGCTCAAAAGAAATTACTAACCTCAACTTTAGCAAGTGTTAAAGATACACACACTGCTATTACTGTTATTGAAAATACTGATAGGAGAGATAAAGCTGAAAAAGATAAAAAAGCGGCTGAAGATTGGGCCGCAAAAAAGAAATCTATTGACGATAAAGCAGCAGCCGATAAAAAAACATTAGATGAGAAAGCAGCAGCCGATAAAAAGATTATTGACGATAAATTATTAGCCGATGAGAAAGCATTAAATGAACAAAGAAAAAAATCATTAGAAGAGTTAAGGCAATTAAAATATAAAGCCGATAACGATGAGAATGCTGCTAATGAAGCTAAAATGGCAGCCGATAAAGTTATTAGTGATAAAAAATTAGCAGAACATGAAGCCTTTGAAAAGGATAAAGTAAATATAGCCTCCAATGTTACATTAAAAGGATTAGAAGCAGCTCAACAATTATCCGATTTATTCTTTGCGTTTAAAAGACGTAATATGCAAAAAGGAAGTGCTGAAGAGTTAGCAGCTGCTAAGAAACAATTTAAAATTAATAAAGCCTTAGCGATTACAACTGCTACAATTCAAGGAGTGCAAGGTGTTTTGGCTGCCTTTAGTTCGGGTGCTGCAGTTCCCGTTGTAGGTGCAGTACTAGGACCTGCCTATGCAGTTTTAGCTGGTGTTGTTGCTGCTGCTAATATTGCTAAGATAGCAAGTGCTAAATTTGACGAAGGTGGCGGTGGTGGTGGTGGTGGTGCAGTTACTAGCGGTGGTGCAACTCCTAGCGTTCCAATACCAAGTCCACCAACTTTAAACACTCCAGGTGCTAACACAAATTCAGGAACTACATTTGATAGTACGGGCAAAAATACAAGTGCAACAACTCCAACAATTAACGTTAATGCAACTATTGGAGTAGACGAAATAAATTCAAAACAAAACAGAGTAAGCGTATTAGAAAAACAATCAACATTTTAAATTATGGAAAACAAATTACCGATTTTTTACGCATCAATAGACGATAGCCTAAAAGGAATAGAATTAAAAGAGCAAGGGGTACAATCAATCGCTTTAGTAGATAGCCCTGCTATGATGTCCGAATGGCTTATGTTCAATAAAACTGAAAATGTGAACATGAAGTTTGCATTAAATGAAGAGCAAAGAATTATTACAGCACCCGTTATTGTTGCCGATTTACCAATATATCGTAAAGTTGACGATAAAGAATTTTATGTAGTTTATAAGAAACCAACGATCATGCAAATTGCACAAAAGTACGGTGCTGAAAATAGAAACAAATTAATAAAACTTACGCACGATACTGATTTAATCAGTAAAGATATTTTTGTTTTTGAATCATTTGTTAGTGATGAAAGTAGAGGTATATCTCAACCTAAAGGTTTTGACTTACCCGACGGTACTTGGTTTGTATCTATGAAAATAAACAATCCTGAAATTTGGGCTAAGGCTAAGAGTGGCGAAATTAAAGGTGTTTCACTTGAAGGCTTTTTTGATTTAGAACAAACAGCTACTTTATCGGATAATGAAGTGAAAGCTATCATACAAAATATTTTGTAAAAAGCAAATAAAAAGGTATATTATTAATATAAACTAAAAAACATTTAAATGGGTTATAGAGAAGAGTTCACAGAATTACTAGGAGTTGACTTAGTAGCAAAGGTTAAAGCCTTAGCATTAAAATTTTCAACAGAAACAGTTGTTGTAGCTCCTGAAGCTCCGACTGCAGAGGTTAAACTTGAAGACGTTATGTTAAAAGACGGTACTGTATTACAGGTTGAGAAAATGGAAGTAGGTGCAATGGCTAACATTGTAACTCCTGAAGGTGTAATGCCTGCTGCTGATGGCGAATACGTTGCTGAAAATGATACTGTTATTATGGTTATGGGTGGTTTAATTTCTGAAATTAAAGTTGCTGAAATTGTAGAAGAGGTTGAAGTTGAAGAGGCTCCCGTTGTTGCTGGTATCAATTCACAATTAGAAGCAGTTACTAAAAGACTTGCTGATATTGAAGCTAAATTTGAATCACAAACAATTGAATTAAACGAAACAAAAAAAGGTTTAGGTGTTGCTTTGTCAAGTGTTGAAAAATTAACAAAACAACCCGTTGCAATTTCTTTAGAAAAACAAAAACCAACTTCTAAAAGAATTGAAGAGATGACAGAACTAGAAAAATTTAGAGCTTATAAATCTAAATAATCATGGCTAAAGTTATAATAGATACTAAAGAACAATTCTTTGTTAATCCATTTCATTTTGGGATTAACTACGATATGTTTTTAGATGCCATGAAAGGCAAGACAGTAAAAGAATATTGTAAATCTAATTTAACCGATGAGCAAATAGATTGGTTAGAAAACGATTTGAAACATTACACAGAAAATAAAAAAAATAAATAAACAATTAAAAACAAAATAAAAAAATGGCAATAGCTTATTCAACAGCAACAGAACCCAAAGCGGTTATTGAAGCAATTTTAGAAGAAGTATTATTTGAAAACAATACCATAAAAGATGGTTACGTTACATTTAATTCTGATATCAAAGCAGGTACAATTATCACAGATGAATCAATGTCAGTAACTGCTCAGTTGTATACTGGTGCTGCATTGGCTAGTTCAGGAACTATCACTTTAGTTGACCGTACAATTGTACCAACTAAATTAGAGTACAAACAAACATTTTTACAAGATGCTTTACGTTCATCTCGTTTTAAACGTAGCATGAAACCAGGAGCATTCAACATTGAAAGTTCTGAATTCGCTTCTACAGTTTTAGCAAAATACGGGCCTAATGTTTCTGAAGATTCTGAAAACATTTTTTGGGGTGGAATTACTGCAGCTACTCAAGCTGCTATTGCTGGTTTAGTACCAGGAGCTGGTCAAGGTTCTATTACTGCTGCTACACAAACTGCAATCGCTTTATTAACTCCAGGTTTAGTTGACGGTGTATTTGCAAAAGCAATTTATGATAACGCTGCTTTAGGTGGTTATATCAAAGTTACAGGAACTACTGTTTCTTCTTCTAACATAGCTTCTCAAATGGCACTTATTTATGCTGCAATCAAGCCCGTAGTATTAGCTAGTACTTCTAATCCTCCAGTTATTGCTTGTCCACGTGCTTGGCGTCAATTAGCTCGTATTGCTAATAATGCAGTAGGTGCTTCTCAACAAATTAACTTTAGCTTTGATTCTGACAGAGCAGATGCTAAATGTTTTTATAACGGTGTTGAAATGTTATTCGTTCCAACTCCTAATAACTTAATGGCTTATTCTTACCAAAAATCTGCAGTGTCTTGGAATACTGATTTAGTTGATGATGTTAATCGTTTTGAAACAGGATTAGTTGTTAATGACGGAGATACACAATTTGTAAGAGCTATCTACACTTTAGCTGCAAATGTTGGTCAAGCTACTAACGGAGTTCTTTACGGAGGATAAAAAATAAAGGAGGGGTTATTAATTTAACCCCTCTTAATATTAATTTTTAAAAATATAAAAAGATGTCGTGTCCACTTACACAAAATTATGTTAATAAAGATTGTAAATCAGTAGCTGGTGTAAAGAAATTTTATATCACTCCATTTGCAAATTTATTAACTACTACAGTAGTAGCAAATGTTATTACTGCAATTACAAAAACATTAGCTTGGAATACATACGCTCAAGAAAGTGAAATCGCTAATTGGGATTACACAGGAACTGGTTCTTTAGCTAATGGAACTTATGCTTATGATTTTAACGCTACAATGAAATGTATGGGTTTAAATACATTAGATAGTCAAGAATTTGAAACGTTACTTAAAAACAAATTGGTATTAATTGCTGAAATGGAAAACGGAGACTTTTGGATGTTAGGTAAAGATTATGGATGTTCAGTTGATAACACTAAGTTTGAAACAGGAACTGCATTTGGCGACTTTATCGGTAGTACAATAGCTATCAAAGGACGTTCTAATACTTCAATGTTAAAAGTAGATCCTACAATTATCGCTGCATTATTAGTTTAATAGTTTAAATTATTTGTTTAAAGAAAGCCTATCATTTATTTGTTAGGCTTTTTTTGTAAATGTATAATAAAAAGGTATATTATAATAGTGATATTAATAAACGAAAATACAAGTAATACAGTAATATTAACGTTATCTGAAAAGACAACTTTAATTAATGTAAATTATTTATTTGAAGTTTATAATGATATGACTAACATTTATAAATACTTTATAGCACAGGATATTAGTACAAATAAAGGTAGGTATAATGAATTTAATATTATTGAAAGTACAATGGAAAATCTTTTAGGTGGTCGCATCAATTTGATTACTGAGGGTTTTTATAAATATAATGTTTACGAGCAAGCAAGCTCAACTAATTTAAATCCGTTATTGGCTTTGAATTTAATTGATAAAGGAAAACTAAAATTTGTTAAGGGTGCAACTACTAATGTTGTGTATACTGGCAATCAAATTAATTATGTAGAATATGGCGGATAAGTTTCAATTTACGGATAATAATAAAATGGCATTGCTTAATATGAAAGCTATGCAAAAGTTAGTGTTTGTTGACGATGCTCGTAATGGATGGGTAAAGTATGGTAAAGATAATTTATATCCACAAGAGATAATTAGATTGTTTAATGAACATCCTGAACACAGAGCTATCATAAATAGAAAAGCTCGTTACATTTGGGGCAATGGATTAAAGGCGGTTAAACCTGAAGACGACATTAAAGTAAATGCTTTTATAGATAGCTTTAATCGTTTTGAAACACTTAACCAAGTTGGTAAAAAAATAACTCCAAATACTGAATTGTTTAACGGTTGTTACATTGAAGTTATAACAGATTTGAATGGTTTACCTATTGAATTTTATTTATTGAACTCTGCTAATTGTCGTATCTCTGAAGACCAAACAAAACTATTTTTTAGTAAAAATTGGAATAAAAACATTAGAGGTAATGAAGTTCAAACAATTGAAAAGTATACTAAAGGTGCTGAAGCAGGAACTTATTTTATTGAGTTTAAATATTACACTCCTTCGGCTACTTATTTAGAAAGTGTTTATCCTAATCCTAATTATCAAGGTATTATTGAAGACATTAATACTGATGTCGATATTAGTACGTTTAATAAGAATTATGTGGCTAGTGGATTTAGTGTTGGAACTATTATAAACTTTTATAATGGCACTCCTACTGATAGCGAAAAAGCCGATATTAATAACCGTTTCAAAGGAACTTACACAGGCGAAACAGGGCAAAATACAATGATTACATTCAACGACAGAGACGATAAAGCTCCAGACGTTGTAACCATTGGACCC